TGATTTAACTAAACAACAATTAGAAGACGCGAAGAAATCAGCTAATGAGAAGGAAAAGATAGTCGAGTCTAAACAATCAGAAATCGATGGTCTTAAAGAAAAAGCTGAGAGACAATCTGTAGTTAATGAGTTAATAACTCCATTGAATACAGAACAAAAAGAAATAATGACGAATTTACTGGAGAGCGTAGAAACTGGAAAATTGCGTAAGCAATTTGACAAATATATGCCCGCTGTAATAAATGGTAGGACTCCAGCGAAAAAGGCAAGTTCAAATATAGGCACAGAAGTAACAGGCGATAAAATTTCAACAAACATTGGAAATGTGAGTCAATTCAATAGAAATATTGTAGATATAAAAAGACTCGCAGGAATCTAAAAAGGAGAAAAAGACAATGTCAGAACTAACAGAAACTCGCTGGCAGGATACAAAGAGTGCGTTACTTGAAGGCCTAGCAGGCAATAAGAAGTCTGTAATGGAAGCAACTCTGGAAAATACTAGAAAGTATTTGGCAGAGGCGGCAACAGCTGGAGCAACTTCGGCTGGTAACGTGGCTACTTTGAACAGAGTGATCCTACCGGTGATTAGACGGGTTATGCCGACTGTAATAGCTAACGAATTGGTTGGAGTTCAACCAATGACTGGCCCAGTTGGTCAAATCCACACACTCAGAGTTAGATATGCTGATGCCAACAACGCAACAGGTACAGATAATGATGTAACTGCAGGCGAAGAGGCATTATCACCATTCAAAATAGGTCAAGCCTATTCTGGAGACAAAACAGCTGGAAAAGGCGGCGGAACAGCGGCTTTAGAAGGTACTGGTGGTAACAGACTATCAATTCAAATCTTGAAACAGGTTGTAGAAGCGAAAACTAGAAAATTATCAGCTAGATGGACTTTCGAATCTGCTCAAGATGCTCAAGCACAGCAAGGTGTTGATGTAGAAGCAGAAATTATGGCGGCTTTAGCCCAAGAAATTACTGCTGAAATTGATCAAGAAGTGATCAATTCTCTAAGAGCATTAGCTCCAACTGAAGAAACGTATAACCAAGCGGCTGTATCAGGAACTGCTACATTCGTTGGTGACGAACACGCGGCTTTGGCTGTGATGATTAACAGAGTAGCAAACAAGATAGCTCAACGTACAAGACGTGGTGCTGGTAACTGGACTGTAGTAAGCCCTCACGCTTTAACAGTTCTTCAATCAGCAACAACTTCAGCGTTCGCAAGAACAACTGAAGGAACTTTCGAAGCACCTACTAACCAAAAAATGGTTGGTACATTAAATGGTTCAATGAAAGTGTACGCTGACACATACGCGGCTGACGATACGGCTGTATTAGTAGGATATAAAGGCTCGTCTGAAGCAGACGCGGCGGCATTCTACTGCCCATACATACCGTTAATGTCAAGTGGTGTTGTTCTTGATCCGGCAACTTTCGAACCAGTTGTGAGTTTCATGACTAGATATGGATATGTAGAGTTATCAAACACTGCATCTTCACTAGGTAATGCGGCTGACTACTTAGGCGAAATTGCTGTTCAAGGCATAACTTTTGCTTAATCGCGAGTAAAACAGAATACGAAAAGAGGCGGTCTTCGGATCGCCTTTTTTCACGAATAAACTACCTTACAATCTTTAATATCTACGTACATAATAATTTAAATCGTTATTTTTGATGTCTGTCAAAAATATGTAGTTTTATCTTTCAGAATACCTTTACCTAAATAATGTCACGTTCCCAAGTTTAGAGGGAATTAATTTAAATTTGTAAAGGAGGTCCATTATGGATATTTTACAAAAAGTTAAAGGATGGGCAAAAGGAATTGCTGATGTTGGTGTATCTTTCATCGCATTAGGAATCGTTTTAGAAATCCTTTTCAACGGTCAAGGTATTCCGTTCTGGCCAAATGTTTCTGTGATAGGAAACGTACAGGGCGTACTGTCTGGATTTAGTGATCAAGGATTACTAGGTTTAGTTGCGGTTTGGATACTATATCATATCTTCAACAGAAAATAATATAGATTTAGATAACTTAACCTAAACTTGGGTGGCATCAAAAGTGCCACCTAAGCTAACATTATGATTACATTACTAATATTATCAAAACTCGGAATTCAAATATCAATAATCGTACTATTCACCAACATATTATCTAGCATATTAGGGTTTACTTTTTGGTAAATCAAAACTTGACTTTCTACCAAAATACGTTATAATGTACGTATGAAAACAATAGCTATATTTTTTCTTTCGTTGTTAGTATTAACAGCTTGTTCAGTAAAAAATCCTGCATTAGATTTAGGTAAAAGATGTATGCAAAAAGGTGACCAAATTGTATATTCTTATGTTTGGGTTTATGACAAAGAAGCTGGAAACAAAGCAACAAAAGAAATGTGCGATCAAATCGCAGAATAAACATAAATGGACTTACTCCAGCCAATCTTTGTCAACCAGTCTGGTGAAACATATGAAGCTGGATTAGGCCCAGACAATTCAAGTTATAGTCTTAAAGACATTAACAACAGAATTCAAACAGACATAGACTCTGGTCTAGAAGATTTTCTATTATTCATAACACCTAATAAAAAAACTTGGACACCTGATTGGAAATTCCAAGCAGAAGTTGTAAACAAAATTAAAACAAAATTCCCAAAAATACAATTAAGTGTAGATGTATGTTTATGTTCAACACTACCAGATGGTCATTGTTGCGTATTAGATAAACCAGATACTAGTGAACAATTATTAGTAAATTTAGGAAAACAATTAGAATCTGCAGGAGCAGATGTTTTAGCACCAAGTGACATGGGAGAAAATACAGTTAAAAATCTTAAAGCAGAAACATCTAAATTAATAATGGCATATGTAAAATGGAGAAGTGTATTTTATAGTACATTTAGAGATGTATCAGATAGTAAACCTTCTAGTGAAAGAACTTATCAATTAAATGTTAAAAATGAATGGGGTATGACATCACGATCACATCAATATGTGGCCGATGGTGCAGATGCATTATTATTAAAGCCTGCAAGTCACAGTATGGATGTATTTGGATTAGTTAAAGCAGGAACATATAAACAAGTTGGATTGTTTCAAGTATCAGATGAATATATAGGACTACCAACTATTCAACATCAATTAGAAATTGCAACCATATACAAAAGAGCCAATGCGTCCTTTTTAGTGACATATGGTGCTAGAAACCTGGTGAATAAGCTAGAATAATTTTATTACTTGTAAATATTTGTATGATAGAAATAACTTCAAATGAACTGTATAATGAATATTTAGAATACAGAAGTAGACTAGATGTTTGGAAGAAAAATCATGGCATTTTTATCAAAGATATTCAAAAATTAGAACGAACAGTAGATGCATTATTAAATGAAAGACTAGATGAATTAATAATGTTAAGACAAACTAAAAGACAAATTTACCAAGAACGTGCTGATCTAAAACTACAACAAGCAATTAATTCCTTAAAATATTTCAGTAAAATAGAGCTTTTGGCTTCCCTCTCAAAAGGATAAATACCATTGAACTAGACATCTTGTCTAGTCTTATGCAGACACAACTGCGTATAACATAGAACGTTAAAGGGAGAAAAAAAATGGGAAGACCAATCAAAACTTCGATAGAAGTTTCAGGCACAACAAAACTAGCAAGTGTTAACACAGCATTGCCAATCGGTTCAAGTGGACTTGCCGGCAATCAAATGATCTTTAAAGCATTTGTTACAGGCGGTGGTGCAAAAGACACTACTAACATAATCCAAAAAGGTAATAAAAAGTTTCGTGTAACAACAGCAGACGGAACAGAAACGTGTGTACTTACAGCAGTAGTACATGGTTCACTAGCGGCAAAACAAGTACAAGTAACTGGTACGGATAGTGCAGGTGGAACATACTTTGCAAGTAAACTTACAGGACGTCACTTCGTAGTTGGCGCTCTTGGAACAGGATCACAATTTGCAGTAGGAGACAAACCTCTTCTTGTTGCATCAGGTCCACAAGCAAACGAAAGTGTTTCAATACCTAACGGTTAATAATATAAACTAGTAACGCATTAAAAGGGGAAGTTTTCACGCTTCCCCTTTTTGCATAAATAACTATAATATAATAAGAATATGGGTAGACCGGTTAATAAGAAGCATTTTGGAATCATTAGTGGTTCGGACAACAATTTTGTTGTTACTGTAAAAGTAGGTACAAACGCAGTTTCAGCCGTTGGAATCATTAAAAGACAGCGTGGTTCTAACAAATTTATGGTAGATGACGCTAATGATGATTCCGGAAATGAAGGAATATGTAGATTAGTTGATAAAGACATTAATAATTTAAATGATAATGAAATGTCTTTAACAGGTTACATAAGCGGAGCTGGTGACGGAGTTAGACTTAGAAAAGTGTTTAATAGAACCGCAATTGACTTTTCTGGAGTCCGTTATAAGTGGTCAGTTACAGATGACTCAACTTCTAGCCAAATGGTTTTAACTGCGGTATAAGGATTTATAAATGTCAAGATTTGTTACAGTACCACAAGGTGATTATAAAGTAAAAGTTCAGTCTGGTGGAGAAATTAAACTAGACACAGGCACTGGTGTAGGTAATACTAGAGTAACAGGAAATTTAATTGTTGAAGGAACACAAACTTCAGTATCATCAAATGAATTAACCGTTAAAGATAATATTATAGAAGTTAATAGCGGTGAAAATGGTGTAGGTGTAACACTTAATCAAGCTGGAATTAGAGTAGACAGAGGAAGTTTAGTTGATGTTCAAATGTTATTTGACGAACAACTTCAATGGAATGATCCAGATTCTCAAACAACTAGAAACGGTGCTTTTACATTTGTAGATGTAAATGGTGCATTATTAGGTTTAAGAACTAATAGTATTAGTACTGGTGGAGCAATTTATTTCCAACCAGGAGGTTCTGGTTCTTTAAGAATAGTAAAATCAACTTACGAAACTTACGTAACAGACGATAATGATATTCCAAATAAAAAATATGTTGATACAGAAATAGTTAATCAAATCAATTCATTAGCACCTGTGTTTATAGGACATAGCGATACAGAAGTAAGAGTAGCAGATTCTACAGGCGGAGCAAATCCAGTTAGTCAAATTACAATGTCAGTTGACGGTGTAGTAAAAGCTAAAATGAACAGTAATTCATTTGAAATGTATAATACTACTGTTGATATTGGTCAAATTAGAATTGAAGATAATACTATATCAAATACTGTAAGTAATGGTGATTTAAAGCTAGAAGCACCTGGTACAGGATCAGTAAAAGTTACTGATGCTTTTGTAATTAAACAAACACCGGGCACTTTAGACCCCGCTACAGACCCAGCATATGATACAGAAGGGGTTAAACTATATTCAAAAGGTCCAGGAGGAGGCGATACTGGGCTTTATTATGTAAATACAAATGATACTTACGGAGAAATGATCAGTAAAAATAGATCAATTGTTCTAAGTATGGTGTTATAAGGATAAAAAATGGCTATTACAAACGACGAAATTACATCAGGACAAACAGTAGATGTATTAACTACACCTGCAGGCAAAAATTATGCAGTAACAGGTTTATTATTGTGTAATACTGCGGCACAAGATCCAACAGGTGCAAATGATAGTACATTTACAATATATGCTGTAGCAAATGGTGAAGCTCCAGGTAATAAAAATATTATAGTCAACACGGCAACACTTCCAGGTGCTGAAACCTTCACGTTAGACACTGAAAAATTAATTTTAGCCGCAGGCGATAAAGTTAGAATTTCAATTGGTGGTGCATCTAATGTTGCTTCGGTTGTAAGCTATCTGGAGGTATAATGAAATTTCTAAAAAGACACTCTTCAAACAAAAGAATGCTTACTGGTAAAGGAGTAATCTACGATCAATATGAAAATATTAATATTGAATCTGTAGGTTCTATGCAAGTTCCTAAAGGAACAACTGCACAAAGACCCGGTTTACCTGTAGTTGGTCAACTCAGATATAATACAACAACTAAAAACTTTGAAGTTTATGAAGACGTATCCGGTGGTGGTACTATGTGGAAATCATTTAGATTAAGTGAACCATTTGCCGTAACTGTTCAATCATTAGGAAATGGAAATGATACAGAAATAAACTTTGGTGTATTAGATTCAAATGATGGTGGTATGAAACAAGAACCATCTACACCTCAAGCAGTATTAGTAATGGTTGAAAACGTTTTACAAATTCCTACAACAAATTACACACTTATACAAAATCCTTGTAATGTTAATAGTACTAAAGTAGCTGTAGTACAAAATTATAATGCTACTGGTGTTGGAGCATTTCAAAGTAAAGATATAGCTTTTGTTGATTGGGTAGATAAAGGTTATCACGTAGGTCAACAAATTGTAGTAACTGGATCAGCTAATAACAATGGAACATATACGGTTACAGCAGTTACACAAGAATATTTAAGTGCTAATCAACTACTTGTTAATGAAACTAACGTAGGAAATGCTCAAATTTTTGTAGATGGAAAAAGTTCAATAACTTCAGCATCATATCCTACAGGATACTATCTTGCATTTGGTACCCCTGTACCTACTGGAAAACCAGTAACAGTTATACATAATTTCGACAAATAAATTATTCCCCAAAATACCATAAATACGTAAAAGAGGAGTACTATGCCAACAGGTACAACAAACTTAGGTAGAATATCAGGACCATTACTTAAAGAAAATCTGACAAGAACTAATGATTTAGCTTTTGAAACAGATTTGCTTTATATTGGGCATACTAATAATAAAATAGGTATTAGAACAGATGCTCCTTCAAAAGATTTAACTATTGTAGGAACAACAAAAATTCCAACAGATTTAACTGCAACAAGCAGTGCTCAGTTTGGAAATATGGTATGGGACCAAGATGGTATTAGAGCTTTAACAGGTCCTATAACAATATCTACTGGAGCAGGCGGAGCCTTAACTTATAAAGAATTAAGAACAGAACATCTTTACTTCACAAATAGTACTATAGGTGCTTATAATACAAATTCAAATATTGACATTTATCCAGGACCTGGTACTGGAAAATTTATAATTCCTAGTGATTTAAAATCTTACGGAAATATTCATTCTACAGCAGATATTACATTTGATGGTAGTGTTTTTATAGGTGGAGACTCAGACGAAGATACTATTAAATTTGAAGGTGATATAACTTCAAACTTAATGCCAGATCAATCAGTAACATATGATATAGGTGCAAATGCGAAAAGATGGGGATACTTCCACGTAAAAAGTATGCCTAATTTGAATAATATTACTATTGATAATTTTATAAGTTTGAATGGAGTTGCTGTTAACTTAGGTATAACAAATAAATGGTATGTAACTACAGATGGTACTAATTCATTATCAGGTACTCACCCTAACTTTGCATTTGGAACTATTAAACATACTTTACAAACTATTGAAGAAAGTACAGCCGGGCCACATGAAGTTCACGTTTTTCCAGGAACATATGAAGAAGATTTTCCAATGGAAATTCCTGAAAATACTACTATAAAAGGTGTAGGTCAAGGAGCTGTTATTATAAAACCAACAAATGGCACACAAGGTCAATTTGCATTTTTATTAAACGATAGTTGTTCTATACAAAATGTTACTATCACTGGAAGTTTAGGTGGTTTTAAATTTGCCAATAATGCAACTATTGTAAACAAATCTCCATATCTAGCAGATATTAAATTAAAATTAGAAGATAGTACTGCTTACGGTTTTTCACTTAACGGAAATGTTACCGATACAAACAGTGAAGATACTGTAACACTTAAAAATGTATCTATAAAATTAAATGATTCTAATTCAGTAGGAATTTATACTACTGGTACAGGTGTAAAACTAGAAGCAATAGAATGTATTATAGAAGGACCAGCTGATAAAGGAGTTTCCAATACAGGTGGAGAAATAAAAATACAAGGATCTATTTTCCGTAATTTAACTACAGCAATTAATGGAAATGGAGTTTCTATAACCAATGCAATAGGTTGTGCATTTGATAAAGTAACTCAAAATGTAGTTGAAATTAATAATGCCAAAGTTTATACAAATTCATTTGATGAAAAAAATAATTTTGAAGTAGGTGATTTAACAGGAACAAATTATCACTTTGGAATTAGTGATAAGCAATTTGATTTAAAATCTAGTACAATAAATTTAACTGATTCTCAAATTAATTTTACAGGTGGTGAACATACACATATTGATGGTAATGAATTAACTATAGGAGATTATACTATAACTGATAGTACGTTAAAATCTCATACAGGTAATATTGATGTTAAATCTGCTGGCGGAACAATTAATTTTAATACTGATACTAAAATTTTAAACAACAACAATATAACAATATCAGGAGATGGTACTATAGATGGTTCATTAATTAATCTTGGTGATCAACCTACAGACATTGTAGACTTTAATATGGATATGACACAAGATTTATTACCGTCTGATAACACAATACGAAATTTAGGTTCTGCAAATAAGCAATGGTATAAATCTACTTTTTCTACAGTAGATTTTGGTAATCTTGTAGTACACAATAATACTATGGGAACAACAGAATCTAATGCTGACTTAGAATTAAGAGGTAGTGGAACTGGTAATGTTGTTACTGAAGAATTATCATTCGGTACAGGAATTTCTTCTGCAAATGATATAGCCTTTGATACAGGAGCATCTACACTTACAGTTAATAGTACAACAGCATTAAACATTCCTGTAGGAACAACTGCACAAAGACCTACACAAGATAGAGGAATAAGATTTGACACTACTAGTACATTATTTGAAGGATTTCATAGTGGAGCAATTCCTTTAGGTGGTGTAATAGATGCTGATTTAGATACTAAAATAGATTTAACAGGTAATCAATTTACATTTAATATTGCTGGTTCTAGTGTAGGTACTTTAACTTCAACAGCACTAACACTTAATAGATTTGGAAGTCAAGATCAAGTTAATATAGATGGTAATACTATAACTGTACCAGATGATGCCACAAATGCTCAAGCAGGTTTAGAAGCTAATGGTACTGGTAAAGTAATATTAGACACATCTAATTTTACTATATCTGGAGGCGAACTTCTTAATAGTGAAAGTGAAAGCGACACAATTTTTACAGGTACAGCCGCAAAAATAGACAGATCTATTAAAGTAGATGCTCCTGCTATAAAACTTCCATCAGGTACTTCAGTAGAACAACAAGGAAAATCTAATTTAAAACAAGGTGAATTATTCTGGAATACTGACATTGCAATACTCCAAGTATGGACAGGAACTGAGTGGAAATCCTCTACAGGACAAGCACAAACTAGTATAACTGTAGAAGATTTAGAAGCAATTAACTTAACATATAACTTAATTATTAATTAAGCTATTATTCTAACATACTACAACATAAAACCAAAAGACGTATAAATACTAATAATGTTTAAATCAGACCTTGTTTTAGACAGGACAAACTGTGGTTCAACCCGCAAGGTAATGTGGTTGGTGGGACAAGATCCCCGTGCTAAAGGAGAAAAAGAATGGCCGTAGGTCGAATATCGGGTCAGCTCTTAAAGTCCAATTTACTTCGTAATGGAGTGAATCTGGCTTTTGAGACGGACCTATTATATATTGATGTTAACAATTCCCGAATAGGAGTCAACACTGCTACTCCGCAGTATCCACTAGATATAAATGGATCAGCACGTACAACAAATTTAGAAGTCACAAATTCAGCAACTATTAATAATATTACAATTGGTGCTAATTCAATTAGCACAACTGCAAATTCTCTTAATATTACTTCACCAGATGGTATATTATACAACAATAAATTATTAATTGATGATATAGAAATTAGTGGTAACACTATTAAAGCCACAGATTCTAATCAAAATTTTGAAATTGTAACTAGTGGTACAGGTATTGTAGAAGTATTTGGAGACACTAGAGTTAATGGTAATATTCATGCTACAGGAAATATTAGAGCAGACGGTAATATTCAAATAGGTGATGCTGATACAGATTCAATCTCAATAGCGGCAGATTTTACAAGTAATATTACACCAGATTTAAATGACACATATAATATGGGTTCCGCGACAAAAAGGTGGAATGACGTATATGCAAATAATTTAATTGTAGACAATCTTACATTGAATGGTAACATTACTGTACAAGGTCTTGACTTAACGGCTAGACCAGGAAAAATTTATTATGTTGCAACAAATGGTGATGATGCTAAAACAGGAACTCACCAAAATGATCCTTTTGCAACAGTTTCAAAAGCATTAACAACTGCAACAGATGGAGATTTAGTTTACATATATCCAGGAACATATAATGAAGTTTTACCTTTAACTATTCCTGCTGGAGTTTCAGTAAGAGGTGACGGTATTAGAGCAGTTGTTATTAAACCTCATGGAAGTACACCAAATAAAGATGTATTCATTCTTAATGGAGAAACTACTGTTGAAGATTTAACTATTGCAGACTTTTATTATAATTCTGGTACAACAGAAGGACACGCATTTAGATTAGCCACTGGCGCAGATAGTACATATTTTCAACTTACAAGTGATATTCCATTAATTAAAAATGTTTCTGTAATTACAAAAGGTTCAGTAACTTCTGCTTCAGACACAAGAGGATTTGATCAAGGAGATGCAGGTAAAGGAGCATTTCTTGATGGACAAGTAGTTGGAGGAATTACTCCAGAAGTTAGAGTTAGATTTCAAAATTGTACATTTATTACACCAGGTGTAGATGCAATAACAGTAACAAATGGTGTAAGAGTAGATTTCATTAATTCATTTACATATTTTGCAAACAAAGGTATTAACGTTACAGATGGATCTTTTGGTCAAGGCGGTGACGGAAAAACAAGAGTAAACATAACAGGATTATCAGGATCTTTTCCAGCACCTAGTGAAATTGTAACTTATTATGATAAAGATGGAGCAACAAAATTAGCTGAAGGAACAATTGAAACTGTAGATGCTGGTAATAATTTAATTGTATTAGATGGCAAAATAGGTGCGTTTGCTTTACCAACAACAAGACCTGCTAAAAAAGTTACAGCAACAGGAACTACAATAGATGGAACAACTAAAAAATATGGAACTGGAAGTTTCAAACAGACAGCTTCTAGTCATAATTTAAAAGTTCCAGGACATACAGACTTTGGTTTTAGCACTGGAAATTTCCAATTAGAAGGTTGGTTATATCCAACATCTGTACAAAGTAATACTTTATTTCAAATAGGAAATTTAGAAATTGATATTCTTAATAACGTTCCAAGAGTTAAATTAGATGGAAATGTAATTGCAACTGAAAGTGCAGGTTTTAATATTAGTGTTTGGACTCACTTTGCTGTAGGAAGACAAAATAATACGTTAAAAATGTTTATTGGTGGAGTTAATAATAACTCTGTAGATGTTTCAGGTTGGACTGCAGATTTAAAAGGTTCAAATGATCTTTATATAGGAAATAGTAATTCACTTACTAATGCCTTCCAAGGTTTTATGGATGATATTAGAATAATCAAAGGTGATATGACATATACGGCAAACTTTACACCTGCTTCAGCAGAATTAAAAAATACAAATAATAATAATGGTATTACAGCATTAATGTTAAATGCTAATGACTTTTTAGATAATCCTAAATTAGGACAAGATATTAGATTCTCGGGTGGATCTACAGCTAATGAAATTACTTTAGCTGATTATTCAGACTTTGGATCAGATTTTAGAAGTGTATCAAGTGCAAACGTTTATGGAACTTACGGTGTTGTTGCAGATGGTATTGGTGCAAATGTAAATTTAGTTAATCATAATTTTAACTATGTAGGATCAGGAAAAAGTTTTGCAAATGATGTAAATGAAGTTGTACAAGCAAATGAAGTTGTTGCTTCAACTAATGCAAAAATAAATTATAATTCAGTTGATCAAAGTGGAGGATTTAGACTCGGTGATCAATTTGCAGTAAATCAAAGTACTGGATTAATAGAATTTAAATCTTCTGAATTAAGAATAGATGCAACTTCTCAAATGTCAATTACTAATGGATCTAATACTACTGTTTTAGATGGTACAAAAGTAGAAACACCTAAATTAAGAATGAGTGGAACTACTATAGAAAGTTTATCAGGAAATCTTGATTTTAATTCAAGTACAAATGTAATTAATTTATTAAACAATGTTAATGTTACAGGAAATTTAGATGTAACAGGAAATATAACAATTGGTGGTAACATAACAATTGGTGATGAAGCTACTGATACAGTTACTATTACAGCAGGAATAGGAAGTGATTTAATTCCTGCAACAGATAATACTTACAATCTTGGTAATGATACTAGTAGATGGAATACATTATTTGCAAATGAAATACAAGTAGATAGTATTAATCTTACAAATAATGTAATTAAAACAACTGATAGTAACGCTGATTTAGAATTAAGAGCAAACGGGACTGGCGGGATTAGATTAGAATCATTTAGATTTAATCAAAATATTATTACTAATGATTCAGGAGATATGACAATTACTCCTGCAACAGGTATTGCAAGAGTAGACGGAACAGGAAGTATTAGAATACCATCAGGTACAACTGCTCAAAGACCTGGAAGTCCTGCAAATGGTATGATCCGTTATAATACAGATACAAGTTTATTTGAAGGATATGAAGGATCAAATTGGGTAGCATTAACTGGTGTATATGATTTAGATAGAGATACCTATATTACAGCAGAAGCTTCTCCAGGAACAGATGATGATACTATTAGATTTTATGCTGGTGGAGTTTTGGTAGCAAATGTTAATTCTACTAGATTTGATATAACAAAATTAGTAGTAGATGACATAGAAATTAGTGGAAATACCATAAAAACTACGGGTGTAAACCAGGATTTAATATTAAATGCTAATGGTAATGGTAGCATTAGAATTGAAGACTTTAAATTCGAAGGAAATACGATAACTAATACTATATCAGGTCCAATCGTGCTAAAAACGAGTGGAAATGGTTATGTTGATGTTTCAGATGCTGGTGGATTTATACTTCCTTCAGGAACTGCATTAGATAGACCTGCTGTTGCAGAGTTGGGTATGACAAGATATAATACTCAAGATAGCAGGGTAGAACTTTATGATGGAAGCAATTGGGGTTCTATCGCAGGTTCGTCAGGAGCAATAAGTGTACTTGATGCAACTGAAATTTCAATAACATACGCAATTGCGTTAGGATAAAAATTTAAATGGCAACATATTTTAAAAATGCAATAATAAAACAAGTTGGAACAGTTCCAATAACGGTTTATTCACCGCCAATAGGAACTAATACAATTGTTTTAGGACTTAATCTTGCAAACTTAATTGATAGTGTAGTAAAAGTTACTATAACATTACAAGATACAACTAGTGTTTCAGGTTATATTATTAAAGATGTAATGATTGCACCGAATTCTAGTTTAAGAGTTTTAAGTGCAGGTGAAAAATTAATTGTTGCCTCACAAAGTACATTATCAGTAAATTCAGATATTTCTGATTCAGTAGATGTTGTAATGAGTTACGTGGAGTTAACATAAGATGAGTAATATTGGTCAAAATTTAACGACATATTTGTCAGCAGGAATTAAAGATAGATATTTTTATGGTTTAAGAAGAACTGCTGATGGTGAATTGTATATGCACAAGATTGACCAAATGAAAGCTGGCGAATCAGTTGCAATAAATGTTCCAGGTGATCCTGCGAAAAATTTTACTGATTTTGATCAAGGAAACGATTTTTATGAAGGTAGAGGACCAGATCACTCTATTGTTTATGAAAACTTAAAATACGAACAATTTAGATGGGACGATGTCAATTTAAATTATTATGTAAATGATGCTGGAGAGTTAGTAGTAAGAATTAATGCTACAAAAGATCAGGGTACAGTAACTTATCCAGAAACTTTAGAAGAAGCTAGTGCCCAACCTAAGGAATTTACATTTGATAGAGATGTATATTCATTTGATAGTAATGAATCAACTTGGGATAGAACTTAAAATACGTGGGAGTATAAAAAATGGCAAAAGAAATAATAAATGATGGTATTATACCTAATGATGGTCAAGGTGACAATCTTAGGTTAGGTGCACAAAAAATAAATTCGAATTTTGATGAGTTATATAATGCGTTAGGAAATGGTAGTACTTTATCTACTATTTCATCTAATACAGTTACAGCAACAGGAGGTAATAAAATTACTTTCTACTTTGCAACTGAAGGAGACTTACCTAATGCAACAACGTATGACGGAATGTTCGCCCACGTTCACGCCGACAATACAAATAGAGTTGCTCATTCAGGTACTTGGGTTAAATTAGTTCAAGAAACTTCATCTATCGATATGTTAGCAGATGTTGAGACTTCAAGTCCAGCACCAACTGATGGACAAGCATTGGTTTGGAGTAACGCAAATAGCAGATGGCAGGCAGGAACAATTGATGCAGGTGCATCAACTTTTGTATCTTTATCTGACACACCAGCTAACTTTAGTGGAGCTGGAAGCAAATTTGTACAAGTTAATTCTGGAGCAAATGCTGTAGAATTTACTACACCTAGCATTGATAAAATGTCAGATGTAGACACAACAACTACTCCTCCAACAGCTGGTCAAGTTTTAAAATGGAGTGGTACAAAATGGCAACCGGCGGCTGATGCAACGTCAGGTGGAGCAGGTTCAGATGCAGATACTTTAGATGGTTTAGATAGTACATACTTTTTAAATTATACTAACCTTACTAATAAACCAACAATAGCAACAGCTTTAGTAGGACTAACTGACACTCCAGCAAATTATACAGGAGCGGCAAGTAGATTCCTTAAAGTTAATTCAGGTGGAACAGGAATAGAATTTTCTACTTCAGGAACTGGGGCATTATACATTAATGAATTAGGTGATGTAGATATATTTGGTACTACTTACACGGCAACAGGGGCAACATATACACCTGCATCTGGTGTTTTAAATATTGTAATAGGATCACATACTATAACACCGGGTATGAGTGTTTTAATTAAAGAAAACAGTTTAACTTTTACGTGTGCTCAGGATAGCCATGCAACAAACCACAGTTATCCAAGATCATCTGGATCAAATGCTCCAGGTGGGGCTGATTATGCCTATAACACACCGAGAAAAGTTACAGCGGCTGATTCAACATCAATTACTGTAAATGTAGGAGTATCAAGTAATACAACAGCACATACTTTTGTAAGTGCTACTGCAAGTGGTATACAAGTTGCACCAACAGAAGGTGATACATTATATTTTGATGGTAATGGTTGGAAATTACAAAACGGACCAATATCAAAATATGAATTTGCGGCTGATGGTAACAACAATTATGTTTGGTCAGGTCCTGGTTTTTCATCAGGAACTAATGATCCAGTGATGTATATGAACAGAGGTCATACATACGTTTTAAGTAATACTTCTGGATCTCATCCATTCGAAATAAGAGTTAGTAATGGTGGATCAGCATATACAAATGGTGTATCAGGTGACAAAACAGGCGTACAGATATTTAAAGTACCAATGGATGCACCTACTACATTATACTATCAATGTACATCTCATTCAGCAATGGGTAATACAATTAACATAGTGAGCTAATAAATTATGAGTAACGAACTTGGAATAGGTATAGAAGAATTAACAAAAACACTTGGAGACTCTAGATATTTCTATGGTTTAAGAAGAACTAGTACAGGTGAAATATATCTTTCTAAAGTAGATTTATTAGAATTAAATGATGGTGTTCAAATTAATAGACCTGGTGCTACAACAGGAAATTATAAAGATTTTACAAGAGGCGAAGACTTTTTTGATGGTAGAGATCAACAACATAAATTGTCTCATGAAAATTTAGTATACGAACAATACAAATGGGACGGAAGAAATATTAATTATTATATTAACAGTGAGGGTGAATTAGTATTAAGAGTTAATGAACAATATACGTATAGTGCGTAAAATAAATACTAGTAACAAGGACTTATGGCAGATTTTAAAATAGATAGAATACGTTTTAAATGGAGAGGGGACTGGGTAGCTGGAACCCAATACGTTAAAGACGATATTGTAAGATACGGTGCAAAAGTATATACTTGTATCGAAGTCCACCTTGCTGATTCCAATTTTTACAACGATTTAGATAATGCTACACCAAGATGGTCTCTGACTATGTCAGGTATGTCTTGGACAGGAAATTGGCAACCTAATAAATTTTATAAAATAGGTGAAGTAGCAAAAGTTGGAGCAACACTTTACCAAGTTTCTCAAGGTCACTTATCAAATGCAGATGCAAACAATGGAATATTAGGTGACGAAAATAAATGGGAATACTTTACAAAAGGTGAAAAATGGACATCTGCTTGGGCACCTAATACACTTTATAGTGTAGGTGAAACAGTTGTTTATGGTGGATCAGTTTGGAAATGTACAACTGCACATACATCATCTACAACAGTAGCAGGATTAGAATCTCATCAAGCTAATTGGACACAATATCATAGATCAGACAATTACAGAGGTTCTTGGACAGCTAACACAAGATATTATCCAGATGATATTGTAAGATATGGTGGTACAGTTTATAGAGCTGTAGCAGGACATACATCTAGTCCTACAGATAATTGGACAGGATTTACATCAGCAGATTACGTTACAAATTCTTCAAATGGTGTAGGTGCAATTTTCAATATTTTCAAAATTGGTACAACTTTTTATGCAAAATTTACAAACACAGGAACAAACTTTGCGGCGGCAAATACAATTACTATAGTAGGTAGTAAAGTAGGTGGGGCCGACGGTGTAAATGATGTAGTAATAAATGTTAGTTCTGTAGATGGTAATGGAGCAATTTCAACTTATACTGTTACTGGTACTGCGGTTTCTGGAAATAATGGTTTAGAAGCCAATCAAGCGGCATGGCAAAAAGTTCTTGAAGGTATAGATTACGTAGGAAATTGGGAATACGGAAAAAAATATAATAAAGGTGATTTAGTATCATGGAGTCCGGGAATTTGGAAAGTTACAACTGAACACTGGTCAATAACACCACACATGAATGAAACTAATTTTTCATTGTGGGTACCAGGTGCAGAATATGAAGGTTCTTGGGACGCAAACAAATATTATCAAAAAGGTGATGTTGTACAATTTGGTGGATACAGTTATTCTGCTTTAGTAAGCAATACAAATATTATACCAGGTGTAACAGATAGTACAAATACTTGGGAATTATTACAAACAGGTTATAATCATAAAGGTGAATGGGATAGTACAACTGCATACAGAACAGGAGATGTTGTAAGAGCAGGTGGTAATTTATTCATATGCGTAAAAGCAAATACAAATGATGATCCAGTTACAACTTTTATTTACGATCCAGGTAGTGATGCTCCTGATCCTTGGCAATTATTAGTAACAGGTGTAGCGTTTAAAGGTCCTTGGAAAGATAGTAATGCCAATGGAGCAATTACTTACTATGTAGGTGATGTAGTTACAGAAAAAGCAGATTTATATCGTTGTATAGAAACACACGTTGCAACTTCTTCAGATGCTAAACCAACTTTAGATGAAGCAAGTGAAAATGTTGGACCTCTTTGGGTTAGATTGGCTCAAGGTGCTATAAACAATGTATTAGAAATAGATGGAGATTTAAAATCTCATTCAGGTTCTGAAAATACTAGAATTGCAATAGGAACTTTTGGACAATTATTCAAAGTTAATGACACTAATGATTATGGAAGTTGGGGAGACCATGATGTAGTAGCTAAAGTATTTTATGTTTCACCTTATGGAGAAGATAATATAGCTAATGGTAAAAGTGTTGCAGGTCCATTTAGAACAATCAAATATGCTTGTGACTTTGTTGCACAAGACTTGGCAAGTAGAACTCCAGCAACTATAATTGTTAAAACAGGAGTTTACGAAGAAATTTTACCTATAAAAGTTCCAGCAAAAGTTCATATTTGGGGAGACTTTACAAGACGTGGTGCAAACGTTAGACCTAAATCAGGTTACGAAGGAACAAATATGTGGCTTTTACATGATGCAACAGGACTTGCAAATATTACTATGCAAGGTTTAACTGGTGGATTAGGTTCAGCAAATCAATATGGAACAAAACGTCCAACTGGTGCGTCTTATATTTCATTAGATCCAGGAAGTGGACCTAGTGATGGTACAGTTCATATTACAACAAAATCACCTTATATTAAAAACTGTTCAATATTTGGAACAGGTTGTACTGGAATAAAAGTAGATGGTGATTTACATAACGGTGGATTTAAATCATTTGTAGCAAATGATGTTACACACTTTGTTGAAAATGGTGTTGCTTGTTGGGTTAATGGTGATGCTAGAGTAGAATTTGTTTCAGTATTTTCTTATTTTGGACACGTAGGATATTTGGCAACAGATGGCGGAAAATTTAGAGCAACAAACGGTAACTGTTCATATGGAGATTTCGGTGCTGTTGCAGAAGGACTTTTAGCAAGTGAAACACCTATATCAGGAAAAGTTAATAACCAATCACAAGAAGCACACGTAGACAAAGTATATAATGATGAAAATGAAATTTTTGCTTTTGCTTTTGATCACGCTGGACAAGATTATACTTCAGCAAGTATAACAATTTCAGGATCAGGTCAAGGTGCGGCAGGAGCCATACGTTGGCCACAAATAAGACAAGGTGCAGTAAACAAAATTAGAATTTTAGGATTAGATGATTCTTCACAACCAGGTGGAGTAGGATATACAAGTGAGTTAGGAAATGCTCAGTCAGGAAATAAAACACAAATTAAATTAAGACCTCAATATGAAGGAACAGTAAACGAAACTGTAGGACAAAGAATTTACATTTGGGAAGGTGCAGGTAGAGGACAATACGGATATATTTCTGGTTACAATACAACAACAAAAGTTGCAACTATTAAAAAAGAATTTGACGATACAGATGGTTGGCAACACTTCATGGGTGGTTATCCTATAGAACCATTACTAGATGCATCTACAAAATATTCAATAGAACCTAGATTAACTTTTTCTCCTGTTGCAGGAAGTAGAAGTAACGTAAGTTATGGAACAAACGGAGAAATGTTAATTGGTACTTCAGGAAAAATTGGAGCATCTGATATTACAGTTGTATTAGGAAATGGTGTAGGTAATAGAACTACTGATGGAAATACTTGGATAGCGGCAGGCGGAATTCCTTCCAAAGATTGGAATAGTATTACTAAAACAAACAATTATTTTGTAGCAACAGCGGCTGATGGAACATTAATTAGATCACCTGATGGTACAAACTGGACAGATATAAGTGCAAATATTCCTTCAGATGTATTAAGAGCATCTGCTTATGACGTAACTGAAAATGTTTTAATAGTTGCTTCAGAAACAGGAATGATATACAGATCAACAGACGAAGGTGCTACATTTAGTTCAATTCAAGTTGAACTTTATGATGGATCAACACCTGTGTTTACAGAAATGGCTTGTGGTAATGGATTATTCATAGGTGCAAATGCAACTGGACAAACTTGGGAAAGTATGGGCGGTGGTACAACTTGGACTAAAGCCGCTAATATGGGTGACTTTTTAATGGATACTAACTCAGGATTACAAACTGTTCATAGATATAATTTGAAAAAATTAACATTTGGTGGTGGTAAATTTGTTGCATCAGTACAAGATGCACCAGGTGATGAAAGTACAGTTGCTAATAAATTTTTAATATCAAATGCTAATGCGGCACAATCACAAACATCATCTTCTTACAGTTGGTCAGAAAGTGATACGCCTCCACACGCAGGACCATATACAGATGTTGCATATTCTCAAGGAGTTTATATTGCAATTACAGATGGTGGTGACCATGCATATAGTTTTGATGCATATTCTTGGAAACAATTAGATTCAGCATTGGCAGGAACTTACAATGGTATAGTAGGTGGAAGAAATACTGCAGGTGGATACTTTATTCCATTACGAACTGGTTCTCAATCTGGAGCAGAAAAAATTCTAAAAGGTGCAACACCTTTAGCTAGAGCAATTACTAGTGGTGGACAAATGACAAATGTACAAATTTTAGATCCAGGTAGTGGATATGCTTCAGAACCAACAATTACTATTACTGATAATAAAAATACTGTTGAAGCAACATTAAAATCATTTGTTAAAAATGGAGTTCTTTCTCAACCAGAATTTACAAATAGAGGTACAGGATTTATAAATGTATCTGCAACTTTAAGTGGTGATGGTTTTGCAGATGAATATCAAATTGGAAGTTATCTTGAAGTTAAAGATATATCTAGAAAACCTGGACCAGGATCTATTTTATACATAGAAGGAGTAGATGATCAAGTTTATAGAATTACTCAAATTAATAAAGTTGTAGGAGCAGAACCAAATATTTCAGCTCAATTCAGAATAACACCAACATTAAAAGCTAATGAATCACCTGCTCATGATGTAGTTTTAACAATAAGAGAAAAATATTCTCAAGTTAGATTAACAGGTCACGATTTCTTAGATATAGGAACAGGTAATAAATCTACAACTAACTATCCAGGTTTATACACTAGTGGTTATACAGAAGGTTACGAACTTAAACAACGAAATGAAACAGTATCTAATGGAGGTGGAAGAGTATTTTACACTTCTACTGACCAAGATGGTAACTATAGAGTTGGTGAATTATTTGAAGTAGAACAGGCAACTGGAATAGTAACGTTAAATGCTGATATGTTTGACTTAACAGGTTTAACTGAATTAAGTTTAGGTGGTATTGTAATAGGTGGAACTGAAGTTAAAATTGAAGAATTTAGTACTGATGGTACAATGGCGGCTAACAGTGATAGCGTTATACCAACACAAAGAGCAATTGCAACATATATAGGTTCAAAAGTATCTGGTGGTGGTGCAAATCTTACAACAAATGAAGTAAGAGCAGGTCAAATTAAAATAAGAAATACTGAAATGTTCAATGAAGCATATCCTACTAATGGGCAAATTGTATTTGCAGGAGCTACTTCTATTTCTGCTGTAAGCGGTAGTATAGTAGCAACTTCGTACTTTTTAGGGGCTGGACCGGCTGAATACTTAAATGAAGGTGGGGCTGAAAGAGACGCTTTATATGGAAGTTAAGGATTTAATAGTAATGATAAATAAAAGATATAGAAGGATTTAACGAAAATGGCTGAGTTTAAACTAGGTAGAATTAAGTTTGTTTGGAAAGGTTCTTGGGCAACTTCCACAACTTATTATGTTGATGATGTAATAAGATATGGTGGAAGAACTTATAATTGCGTATCTAATCACACTGCTGGTACATTTCAAACTGATTTAGGTGCTGTAAAATGGCAACTAATGTCAGATGGTATAGAGTGGAAAAATGATTGGGTTGCAAATACAACTTACAAACCTAACGATGTAGTAAAATACGGTGGTTACATTTATCTTGCTAACACTGGACATACCTCAGCGGCAACAGTTGCTTTAGGATTAGAAGCTGATCAAGGTAAATGGGATTTATTCATAGAAGGTTTTGATTGGAAATCTGATTGGGCAATTTCTACAAGATATAAGAAAAACGATTTAGTAAAATATGGTGGTTCAGTTTATCTTTGTATAACAGAACACACATCAGATAATACAACAGCAGTTGGTCTAGAAGGTCAACAAGCTAAATGGGAAATTTTTGGAAAAGGTTTTGTTTGGTCAGGTGACTGGACAACTAATAATAGATACAAAGTTAATGACACAGTTAGATACGGTGGACAAATTTATGTTTGTATAACTGGTCACACTTCAGCGGCAACGGCGGCAGATGGTTTAGAAGCCAACCAAGGACAATGGCAAGCCTTACACAAAGGAATTGAATATCTAGGTGATCACGCATCAGCAACAAGATATAAAGTAAATGATGTTGTAAAATATGGTGCAAACATTTGGATTTGTACAACACAACATACATCAACAGGAATTTTATCTGCCGATGAAGCTAACTGGTCAATTTTAATTCCAGGTATTGAATTTGAAGATACTTGGAGTAACTCTACAAATTATCAACCAGGTGACTTTGTTACTTACGGTGGATATAGTTATGTTGCAGATAGAAATAATATTAATAAAACTCCACCTGATAACTCAAACGATTGGACTTTATTCGTAACAGGATTTAATTTAAAAGGTGACTATGACGGTGCAACTGCATATAAACAAGGTGACGTTGTTAGAGTAGGTGGTTTCACTTATCTTGCAATTGCAGATACTACAGGTAATAGACCACCAAATGTAACTAAATGGAATAAACTTAATGAAGGTTTATACTGGAAAGGTGCTTGGGCAAATGCAACTTACTATGATAAAGGAGATATAGTAAGAGGTACAACAAACACTAATACAAGTTACCTTTGTATAACAGAACACACATCAAATAATGTTGGTCCATCAACAATTAACCAACCAGACTATCCACCAGGATCAGGTGTTGATACAAGTGTATGGCAATTATTGGCTGGTGGTGCAGAATCTTCTGTATTATCAACAAAAGGTGATATTTTAATTTATGGTCCATCAGGTCCAGCAAGATTGCCGATTGGTAAAGCAGGACAGACTTTAGTTGTAAACAGTGCAGGTGACTTACCTGAATGGGGATACTTTGGTGCAATAGATCAAGTTTATTACACAGGCCCAGCAGGACAAGACAAACCTTCACCAGATGCAGGAACAACACTTGACAAACCTTGGAAATCTTTAAGATATGCTTTATGGCAAATTGAACAAGGACCAAGAAATCCTCAAGGAACTTATTTGTTAGAAAGAAACAAAGCATTTTTACAAGCAGAAATTATAGCTTGGATTAACGCACAAATTTCTGGTAACATTTCACCATTTACAAATGCTTATACATATGACGCTGTTAAATGTAAAAGAGACGCAGGGTTAATGATAGATGCAATTTTATATGATTTAAGACATGGTGGAAATGAAAGATCAAGAAATGCGGCATTGGCTTACTTCCCAATTGCAAATTTAAGTGGTGGAGAAGATGAAACAGTTGCGGCTCTTAATAGATTAGTTTATATTGCTCAACAATGTGTTGCTAATAACTCAGGATATTCTGCGGCACAAGGTACAGTTAGTCAAGTTATTGATAATAATTATGTAACTGAATCTGCAGTGTCAGGAGAAATTGCATCTTATATGAAAATTTCTACAGATGCTATTACGGCAGGAGTTACAACAGGAATACCTGCAGAAGAAGTTCCACAAACTACATTATTTGTTAAGAGTGGTACATATGAAGAAGTATTACCTCTTTCAGTTAAAAAAGGATTAGCAATTGTAGGAGATGAATTAAGATCAACAATTGTTAAACCAGCAGGTCAAGTTGTTGGAAATTCTGATACAGCATTTACATTACAAGGTA